TAATATTTCTGTTAGCTACTTTGTTTTTTATTCCAATCTCCATGTCTTTTCTTGACATAATATCATTGTGCTTTATCATGTCGTTAGCTAAAGAATCTTTCTTTACTCCTAACTCAGCTTCAAACTTTGCAAAATCACTTTCATCATTATCAACACCTCTATCAGAGTTCTCTTTATTTATTCTTGCTGTGTCAGCTTGAAGTTCTGCAATGTACCTATTAGTCTCGTCAGTTCTATTAAACTTTTCAAGATCTAAAGCTTGAGCTTGCTGCTCTGTCTGAGCTTGTTGCTCCATTTGAGCTTGCATTTGTTTATTTTGATCTTCACCAGCCTTAGCTTGTTGAGCTTTCATATTAGTCTCATCCTTTTGGATCATTCTTTGAATTTCTCTAATAGAAGGAGAGTTGTATATTTTAATTGCCGTGGAGAAAGAAAGCATTTGATTTTGTAGTCCCATTTGAACCATTCCGTCAAGCTTCTGTTGCATGTGATTAATTTCATCATCATTAGATACCATTAATCCATACTCTTCTTCAGCAAATTCATCACCTTCAATTTCAGCTAACTGTCTAGTTTGATCGTCTGCGATATAAGCAAACTTTATAGATTGACCTTTAAGAGCAATCTTTGCAGTTTCAATAAGCATCTGGAAACATCTTTTCTTGCAATAATCATGCATAGTAAATAATTCCTCAGTAATATGATTAGATTGAGATACTGCTCTTTCTACTCCACCCACAGTTTCTCTATTCTCAACTTGTCCAAGTCTTTGTCTAGATACTCCCGTTATTTCATCCATCTGAGCTTTAGCAAACTCCATCATTTCAATGTGTGTCTGAATAAAGTCTCCTACTTTTTGTTCTAAAACTCTACCAGTTGTATTACCTACAGCTCCAGCAAGTTTACCTTTAGCCATTCCTTTTTGACCTTCCTTGAAACTATCTACTACAGATATTCCAGATTTACGTGCAAAGTACAACCATTTAGTTACTGACCATCCAGTTGGAACTTTAGCTAAATCTAATTCAACGATTGAACCAAGATATTTAGATAATGCTTCGTTTACTCTGTACCATGAGATGTCATACAAATATTGGAAAGGCTTTGCTCTATCCACCATTGTTACTGCTTCCTCATCACCTGAGTTATATACCTGCCCAACAATTCCACATGAATTGAAAGATGGTTCGTTAAGTTTATTGTATTGTATTTCTTTTGGCTTGATTTGTAAATAAGTATCTTGACCTATTTTAACACCTTTCCACCATTGAGGTATCCATAGAGTCTCAATTGTCTCGCCCATATTTTTATCAGCAATATAGTCTTCAGATCTAAATTTTGTTTGTTTTTTACCTAATTCATCAAAGAATGTAACTTTAATTACTTTCTTCATTGATCTCCAGAACATTCTTAGTACTCGAACGTTTCCAGCTCCATCAGTATAAGTTCCTCTACCGGGAGAATCTTGAGCATCAAAGATACCTGTTGATTCTATATAAGAATCCATTCCATCTTGCTCAAGGATTTTTAATCCAGCAACATCATCTACAGATTCAGTAACACCATCTAAGTTTTTAGTACCACTTGACCAAGATCCTTCATCAAGCTTCTTGACATCAGCATCATTAAGATCATTGTAATATGTATCTTGTATTTTACCAGGAGCCCAGAAGTCATCTAATATAATAACATCCGAATCCTCTATCTTGTTAGAGAAGCCTCCTCTTAATGTGTGAACTTTTAATGGGTTAAGTTTTTCAAAAGCAACTCTACCATTAACAATATCAAACATGTAGATTTCTTCACCCATTATAAGAGCATCTTTAAATCCTTGTTGAAATGAAATCTTCATATCCAACTTAGCTATATAGTGTCTTAATAAAAGATTAGCTCTTTTCTCACGCATATCTTGGTAATCAAAATTAATGTAATCACCATATTTTTCTAATTCTTTTTCTAATTCTTCATCAGATACTTGAGACTGTAACATTTCCATTAGTTTTTGATCAACTAATTTCTTTTTGTCTTCTTTTATTTTAGATAAAGTGTCAGGATTGATTATCTGAACTGTCCAGTCAAACTTCCTTCTCTTCTCTTCCCCTACCAATACATTAACCCTTGGGGTAACAATTGGATAGTGCTGAATAGCATCAGGTACAAAGAATTTTTCCATACCACCAGGGTTCAGAATTAACTTCATATCGTTAACATCTACCTTTCCATTGTATAGGTTTAGGTTGATCTTTTTGTTCTTTAGTTTTCTCCTTACAACGCTGTTGCTTAGGTAACTATTGTTATCTGCCCAATCCAAATGGTCTTTACGCCATTTCTTACCCTTTTGCTTATAGGATAACTTTTGTGTTGGAAAATTTTTAGTATCTGACATATCTTAAAGTAAGTTGTAAATTTAATAAATTATTTGTATTTTTTCTGTTTGTTATTATAGCTAAAATCCAAAATCAGGCATTCCGCTATCTCCACCTCTACTGGCCATGGCATTTCCCCAGTTTTCATCTAAAAAAGGATCATCATGAAAGAATGTATCTGAATTCTCTGTTCTAGAGTCTTCAAATTTATTTATCATCTTAGCCCTGTCCTCCCTCAATATCATCACCATGTCCATAGCGGACACCCTATCCGTATTTATATCTGGATTCCATGCAATACACTCCTTTATGTATCCGATGCTCCTAATCCTTCTTAAATTAGGTATTGTAACACTTATAGTTTCCCCGGTATTTGCATCATACGTTTCCTGCTCATATGGAGTTAACATCCATTGTCTCTGTAGTGTTTTACCTAACCCTATGACTTCCTTGGTTGTTCTTGTACCTTTGGATCTATTTCCAAATAAATTAGCTTTAACTATCTCCATGTCCCGTAATATATCCGGGCTGTCTGCCAATAAATGCAGTGCATTGTGGTTGGAGAAGTAGGAAAATAATCCCTTCAGGTTGTTTTCATAATTAGAGCTGGCGTTATAAAAAGAAGTAAGTCTTAAACATGTTTCGTAAAAGCCTTCTGCCAATTGTGGCCTACCAGTATACTCCGCAACAATTTTGTCAGTCCATAGATCAAATATAATAATGGAAGCAAGGGAGCCACCAAGAGTATAATCGTTATCAATAGGATCAATCCCACCAATATATCTATTTTCAAAAACTTTACCATCTCTATCTTTATTAGGCATTTCAAATATTTCAATTGCTCCATCAGAGTTTAACCCACCTTTCACTTTAAAAGGGAAGTCTCTAATTGGGCTTAAGTCAGCTTCATTTACCCATTTCAACAATCCATCATCTCCGTAAGTTAAACTTCCTACGTAATGAGAATCTATAAATGAGTTAAGTTCCGGAGCAATAGATTCTAAGTAATCTCTTAGATCTGCTACAGGAAATGCTGTCCCTTCAGTACGCATAATAGCTTCTTGAGGAGTAATAGGTTCCTCTGCTTTCTTTTGTACTATTGTATTAACATCAGATGAACCATACTTTACTTTAGTTCTCTCTTTATTTATTTGTATAAGCGCACCAATAACATCACTGTTACCATTCTTATCCATCTTACCTCTATAGTTAAGATAAGTTCCGAAAAAGAATGCGCATTGTCCTTTACCATTTGTGTTTTTATCAAAAACATTTGGCATAGAATGTATGTTATAACCTGAAGAGTTGTAGAAGATTTCTTCTAATCCTTCAAAAGCTCCACCTTCAACACCACCGGTACCACCTGCCATCATGAATCCAAATGCAAATCCAGACTCTTCTACTGATGGTCTAGCAATCTGCCAAGCTGTCAAGAAGTCATTAAACTTACCTGCTTCTTCCCAAAGTACTAAAGCACCCCTTTTACCCCTTGCTTTTTGCGGATCATTCTTAAGTGTAACTCCCATTACCTCATTAAGAACTCCTCTTTCAATACCACGCTGGTTATCTTTCCATCCCATACGCCAGTGCATATCATTAAGAGAATCCTTAAGTGATCTAATTCTTGGCCATGGTGTATGTGTTGCGCACCAGTCAATTACTGATACATATTTGTTTAAGATACCATCCTTTATTAAATATTCTTTTTCATTTGCAATTGCAAACGATTTAACTTTTTCTCTAGCTTTAGTCGTATCTCCAAGTACAAAATTCTTGGCCAACATGTTACTTGCTTTAACTGAGTATCCACAACCCCTTCTTTTAAGATTGGCACCATGCATACCTAACGCCCTAGCTTGTTCACAATAATGAAAGAACCAGTAATCTGCGTCATACACATATGCGAATCCTTCAAGCCTGTCAGCTTGCTTAGTTCCTTTAATTATTTCTGCTCTAAGTAATGGAGCGTAGTTTAACTGGAAATAATAATTACCAGGTATCCATTCACCATCATATTCTCTAACATATCCTTCTCTACATCTTCTAGCTTCTTCTTGCCAAA